ATAGTTTGAGGAAAAAGAAGAGATTTTCTCCCTGGCTCCGACAAGATAAAATCAAAGATCTTGATTATGTCAAACGTTATTATGGATATAGTAATGAAAAGGCAAAACAAGCTTTGAGGATTCTTACTAAAGAACAACTAACATTTATTAAATCGAAATTTGAAACTGGAGGAACAAAATGAGTGTCGTTCAAGAACCTGAAGTGAAGTGGACGCCCGACCAAATGGTGGAAGTGATTCTTAATGAACCTGATGACTTTTTGAAGGTTCGTGAGACTTTGACCCGTATCGGAGTTGCTTCAAGAAAGGAAAAGAAAATCTATCAGTCTTGCCATATTTTGCACAAGCAAGGTAGATATTATCTCGTTCACTTTAAGGAACTGTTTGCTTTAGATGGCAAACACGCTAATCTGACTGTAAACGATGTACAGCGTCGCAATCGCATTGCTCAACTGATTGCTGACTGGGGACTAGTAACAATTGTAGATACTAGTAAAATTTCCGATATCGCTCCATTAAACCAAATTAAAGTTTTATCTTATAAGGATAAGGGAGATTGGATTTTGGAAACAAAATATAATATTGGATCAAAAAAGAAAAGATCTGACGAGGAAACCGAATGATTTTGTAGGGAGTTCAACACTCCCTTTTTTTGTGTTTCTTGTATAATTAATAGTGGATGCCGTAAGGGTCCACAAAATCAAACCTCGCTTTTAAAGGAGATACCATAATGACTAATCTTGCACGTTATACTGCTGCGGATCTTCCTACCATAATGGATAGAATCACGCGCAATTCTATTGGTCTTGATGAGTATTTTGATCGTCTTTTTAATCTTCACGAAACTACTTCTAATTATCCTCCATACAATCTTGTTCAAGTCAGTAACATAGAATCAAGACTTGAACTTGCGCTTGCAGGATTTAAAAAGAAAGAAGTTTACGTTTATACGCAAGATGGAAAACTTTTTGTTGAGGGACAAAGAGAGGATAAAGAATCCGATACCAACTACATCCATAAGGGATTGGCTCAACGATCTTTCAAGAGAGCGTGGACAATGGCAGACGATACAGAAGTCACAGATGTATCCTTTGAAGACGGACTCCTCTCTGTCATCTTAAAAAAGATTGTTCCCGATCATCATAAGCGTAAAGATTATCTATAAATAAAACTGAATATCGTCGGCGTGAGGAGCACCTGGCAAAATCCAGGTTGACTCCTCCTTTTTTTGTGATAGAATACTTGAAGGTAATGGAGTATTATGACTGTAAAACTTGCACTTTTGAAATCTGGCGAAGATATTATTGCCGATATAAAAGAAGTAGTTACCGAAGATGAAAAACTATCTTCGTATTTATTTACTTACCCATTTATCGTAAAGTTACTTTCCTCTCAAGTTCTTATGGAGGAACGTGATTCCGAGGATAAAAGAGAATTTAGTGTCTCATTTTTTCCTTGGATTCCACTGTCTGCAGATAAAGATATTCTAGTAAGTAAAGATTGGGTTGTTTCTATTGTAGAACCAACGGAAATGGTAAAAAAATCTTATGAGGAGAGAATGAATGGAACCACAAATCCTTCTACTATTGCTGGTTAATGATTTAAAGATAATTTCTGAAATTGAAGATATTGGATCCAATATAGGTGAACCTGATTGTAAACTTATAAATCCATATCTTGTCGAAGGTGAAGTATTAATACCTTGGATGAAAGAATATACAGATGAAAAAGAACTTATGATAAGTTCTGATAAAATTCTTACTTTGGTTGAACCCAAAGAAACTCTTCTTAAAGATTATTTGAAATTTACACAATGAGATTTTATACCAGTGTCTATGAAAAATTTAATAAAATCTTGGTTCGTGGATACGAGAATGGAGAATATTTCCAAAGGGAAGAAGATTTTTTCCCTACATTCTTTGTAAAATCAAAAAAAGAATCAAAATACAAAACTCTTGATGGATTGTATGTAGAACCGATTAGACCTGGAAAAATATCAGAATGTAAGGAGTTTTTAAAAAAATATTCTACAGTTGAAGGATTTAAAGTATATGGTAATGAAAACTTTAAAGCTCAATACATATCAGATAATTATTTTGAAGATGAAATTAAATTTGATATTAAAAAGATTAGGGTTTTCACTATAGACATTGAGGTTTCTGCTGAAAGTGGATTCCCAAATGTTTTTGACTGTGCAGAAGAGATGCTAACAATTACATTGCAGAATTATGCAACAAAGAAAATTGTTTGCTTTGGTAGGTATGATTATGAGAATTCAAGAGATGATGTAACTTATATTAAGTGTGATGATGAAGTTACACTAATAAATAAGTTTCTCAATTTTTGGGAGCAACAAGCACCAGATGTTATCACTGGTTGGAATTGCGAGTTATATGATATTCCATATATAGCAGGACGCATTGAAAGAATCCTTGGAGAAAAGGAAGCACGTCGTCTCTCTCCTTGGAAAAATCTTTATAGGAAAGAGATAGTTATTGCTGGTAGAACTCAGATTTCATATGATATTGCTGGGGTTTCTGTAATTGATTATCTTGATCTTTACAAGAAATTTACTTATAAAGCTCAAGAATCTTATCGTCTTGACCATATTGCCTTTGTAGAATTGGGTCAGAAAAAACTAGATCACTCTGAGTTTGATACCTTCCGCGAGTTTTATACTAAAGACTGGCAAAAGTTTGTCGATTATAACATCAAAGACGTTGAACTTGTTGACCAATTAGAAGACAAGATGAAACTTCTAGAATTGTGTTTTACTATGGCGTATGACGCTAAAGTAAACTTCAATGATGTTTTCTATCAAGTAAGAACTTGGGATGCTATTATTTACAATTATCTGAAGAAAAAGAATATTGTAATTCCTCCAAAAGATAGGTCAGAGAAGAATGAAAAGTATGCAGGTGCTTATGTAAAAGAACCAAAACCTGGAGTTTATGATTGGGTAGTAAGTTTTGACTTGAATAGTCTATATCCACACTTGATTATGCAATTTAATGTGAGTCCAGAGACTTTGCTTGATGAAAAGCACCCATCAGTAACAGTAGATAAAATTCTCAATAGAAGTCTTACATTTGAAATGTATAGAGATTACGCAGTTTGTGCTAATGGTGCAATGTTCCGTAAGGATGTGCGTGGTTTTTTGCCTGAACTGATGGAAAAAATATACAAGGATCGCACCATTTATAAGAAAAAAATGCTTGCTGCAAAGCAAGAATATGAAAAAACTCCAACCAAAGAATTGGAAAAAGAAATTGCCCGCTGTAATAATATTCAGATGGCACGTAAGATTCAACTTAACTCTGCCTATGGTGCTATCGGTAATAACTATTTTAGATACTATAAATTAGAAAATGCTGAAGCAATTACTTTAAGTGGTCAAGTTGCCATTCGTTGGATTGAAAATAAGATGAATAGTCATCTTAATAAGATTTTAAAAACAGAAGGAGTGGATTATGTTATTGCTTCAGATACTGATTCCATTTATCTTAATTTGGGTCCTTTGGTTGAACGTGTATACGAAGGAAGAGAGAAAACTACTGAAGGCGTTGTCACGTTCCTTGATAAGATCTGTAAGGTGGAATTTGAAAAGTATATTGAAGGTTGCTACCAAGAACTGGCGGATTATGTGAATGCATATGATCAGAAGATGCAGATGAAGCGTGAGAATATTGCTGACCGTGGAATCTGGACTGCCAAAAAGCGTTATATCTTGAATGTATGGGATAGTGAAGGTGTTCGCTATGAAAAACCTAAACTTAAAATGATGGGAATCGAGGCAGTCAAATCATCAACTCCAGCACCTTGTCGCAAAATGATTAAGGATGCACTGGAATTGATGATGACTGGAACTGAAGATGATGTTATTAACTTTATTGAAACATCTAGGAATTTATTTAATAATCTTTCACCAGAAGAGGTCTCATTCCCAAGAACTGCATCTGATATAACAAAATTTCTTTGTCCATCTTTAATGTATAGGAAAGGAACTCCAATTCACGTTAGGGGAGCAATTTTGTTTAATCATCTTATAAAAGAAAAAAAGTTAGACAAAAAGTATGCAAAAATTCAAAATGGAGAAAAAATTAAATTTTGTTATTTAAAAGTTCCAAACCCAATTAAAGAAAATGTTATATCATATATCCAGGAATTTCCAAAGGAGTTTGGATTGGACAAATACATAGACTATGAGTTACAATTTAATAAATCATTTTTGGATACAATGAAAACCATTTTGGATTCTATTGGATGGAAAGTAGAAAAAACAGTAAGTTTGGAATCATTTTTTAATTAATGGAATTGCCTATCACTGAAAATGAATTGGATATTATTATCGAAAAGTTGAAAACTTCAAATCCTCAACTTTACGCTAAATTGTGGTCTTATAAAATAAATTGCTTAAAAAAGGAACAAAATAATGGATTTTCTTAAAGATATTGTAAAAGAAATTGGTGGTGAGTATACACAACTTGCCGCAGATATTGACGAAACGGAGACATATGTTGACACAGGTTCGTTTATTTTTAATGCACTGGTTTCAGGTAGTGTACTTGGCGGTGTATCTGGTAATAAGATTACTGCTATTGCTGGAGAGTCTAGTACTGGAAAAACTTTCTTTAGCCTCGCCGTTGTTAAGAATTTTCTTGATAATAATCCCGATGGTTATTGTCTCTATTTTGATACTGAAGCTGCTGTAACTAAATCTTTACTTCAAAGTAGAGGTCTTGATGTAAACAGAATTGTTGTAGTTAATGTTGTGACAATTGAAGAGTTTAGATCAAAGGCTCTTAAAGCAGTTGACCTTTATCTAAAGAAA